ATTCGTCCATCAGAACCATAAGTAACTTTAATATCTGTTAAAGCACTTTCCACAAACTTACCAACACCCGACACCCCGTGTACTTCTATATTATAATATCCAGGTAATACCCAATATGTTGATGATGGTTCATCAGTCTCTGGATGCATTAATTGCTTAAATGAACGAATAATTTTATAAACATCACCAGATTCTTCTGGAGTTTTTGGTACAAATGTCCATGCCATACTAAATTTTCTAAATCCAACTCCATTAAACATAACAGACCTCAAATTCTTTTTAGCCTTTCCCTTTCTGGCCATGAAATCTTTCCCAACACCTGTCTGCAAAAAGTCCATTACGTTTTCTTTAGTGCGATCTTTCACATCAGACAACCCTGCCGAACCACGCATAGCTTGTCGAATAACACCACCATCTTCAGATGCCCAATCAGCACTATGAGAAAATTCTATTCCTTCTGGCATATACAATGCAACAACTAACCCGAAGTTAGTCCGTGTTGCCGGTGGTGTTGAGAGATGGCTCATTATTTCGGTAGCAGTGCCCTCCATAAATTCGGTAACAGCTTTAACACCAGCATCAACCGTATTACCGCCAGGGTCTACTGCCATCATTGCAGTTTTTGCTGCCGCCTTAGCTAATCCACCTGTCACTTGAGTAAACTGACCAAGCGATTTTTTGAGCTCAGATCCAAATTTTTGAAGATCTCCATCCCCACCACCAATTCCACCCCATCCAGGATAGAACACTATACATGGTTTCTGTGGTTTAGAAGAATAAATACCTTCGGGGTATTCGACGGAAGGACTATCTCCGGCGGTTGATACCGAAAGTGCCATTGAACTAGTTAAATCAGCACCATTTATCGCAGCTAAATATTGATCACTTATAACGGATATTTTATCCTTAACTGCTTTTTCTCCTTTTTCCATTTCTTTGACGTTCTCATCAAAGGCAGCTTTAGATTTAGTTGGTATTGAAGATGGTGGTGGTTTATTACCTGTGTTTCCTGGTTTGCTTTCTGGTTCTTTAGACTTTGATATCTTTTCACCATCATCTACCGCGGCTGCCGGAGGCTTTTGAGAATCCTGATACTCTTGTGTAACACCCATCTTATTCGCAAACTTTTCAAATTGACTCTTGGTAAGTCCAACATCTGCATAAGAATCTGAATCTATTGATTCTAATCCAAACTTGGCTACATTATTTATTAACCGCGCCAATTCCTCTGAATCATTACCTTCAATACCATCCACATCGTTCCCATCATCATCCTCATAATCTGAATACCCAGCAAATGAATTTTCTATATCCGACCAACTAAAATTCGACACCTAACCCACTCCTAATAAATTTAATTCTTATAAATATATATATTTAGTAATTAAATATAATGAGATTTTATAAAGGCAAATACAAATTAAAAAATATTAATAAATATATAGGAAATAAAAATAATATCATATACAGGTCATCGTGGGAAAAACGATTCATGAAATATTGTGACTCTAATAACAATATAGTGTCTTGGTCTTCTGAAGAATTATATGTTCCCTATGTATCACCAATAGATAACAAATATCATAAATATTACCCAGACTTTTTAATTAAAATTAAAGATAACACCAACCAATTCAAAATAATTATGATAGAAATAAAACCACACAAAGAAACAATTAAACCTTTACAGGGGAAAAGGAAACGACGAACCACATTTTTAACAGAAATGAGTAAATGGGCAGTTAACTCTTCAAAATGGCAATACGCACAAAAATATTGTCAAATAAGAAACTGGGAATTTAAAATACTAACAGAAGAACATATATTATGAGTAAAACCAATTTTAAACAATTACTACAACGTCTGTCATCGTCTGGAATAAAGGCAAACACACACAAAGCTAGAGAGTGGTTTAGATCTAAAGTAAGACAATCTGGTATAACTAGAACAACACTGATGCTAGACAAGGAAAGGTTTTCTGCTGCTATCACCGTTGGAAAAATGTATTGTTATTATTACAGTCCCAAACATGCAAAAATCTTGCCTTACTATGATGAATTTCCTTTGATATTTGTAGTAGACATTAACAAGGGAGGATTCTTAGGAATTAATTTACATTATGTTTCGCCAAGAGACCGGTTGGTGATAATGGAGTCACTATCAACAATTACTAACAACAAACGATACGACCGAAGTACAAAACTGGCTCTATCATATAACGTATTAAAAAAAATATCTAAATATAATATGATAAAACCATGTATAAAACAATATCTAATCTCACATGTAAGAAGTAATTTGATGAACATAGAAGCAAATGAATGGGATATAGCTATATTCCTACCGGTACAAAAATTTAAAAAATCATCTCCATCTAAAATATGGAACAAAAAAGGTTAATATAATGTTTAATATAAACGATTTTCAAACTGATTTAAAAACAAATGGTTATAACAAAGCAAACAAATATTCCGTTACCATAACTGGAGCGGGAAACGCCAACGTAAGATATAGTTTAAACTTAAGATTACAATCATTTTCTTTACCAGGCAAACAAATATCAACTTCAGATGTAATAGACGGTACTGGACCAATAAAAAAGATTCCATATACTACAACATACGAGGATCTTGTATTAACAATATTACTTGATAAAAAACTTTCTCAAAGAAATGATATCTCAAAATGGATGGGAAAAATAATACCATCTCATGAATCTGAAGGTAAAGTTGGAAGTGTACAACTGTATTCTGAGTTCGCAAAAGCAACCATCAACGTTATGACATATTCAGAAGAGGGAAATCCGACAAATGTAGTAACATTTCATAAAGCATATCCAATAGGTATAGGAAATATATCTTATGGATATGCTAATGACACCCCAGCAACAATAGATGTTTCATTTGCATATGAAACTTGGACCACCGCATAAATACTAAATAAGTTTTTAAACAATAGAAAAGGAAATATTATGAATTTACCAAAAATATCAGCACCAACATATGAATTGATTGTACCATCAACTAAAACAACTATAACCTATAGACCTTTTTTAGTGAAAGAAGAAAAAGTATTATTAATGACAAAAGAAAGTAAAGATGCAAATGAAAATGAAATATCAACAGTTATAAAACAAATTGTAAACAACTGTGTAATATCTGAATTATTAATAGATGATTTATCTACATTTGACTTGGAATATATATTTATCAACCTACGTTCAAAATCAGTAGGCAATATAATAAATCTAACATACGAACATGAATGTCCTAATAACGAGAAAATGAAAACTATACCATTTGATTTAGATCTAGATGAGGTAACTATTGAGGGGTTAAAAGAAAATTCAAATATTATAAAAATCAACGACTCAATATCTGTTATTATGAAATACCCAGATTATAAATTAATAACAGAATTGGCTAATACAGATGCCAAAGAAATGTTATCTGATATGAAAATAATTGTTAATTCAATGCAATATATTATGGAAAATGATACCAAATTTCTTGTATCAGATTTTCCTCATGAAGAAGTAGTAGAATTTTTAGAATCATTAACATCAACACAATTTATAGAACTGCATAATTTCTTTGATGGTCTTCCAAAAACAACATTTAAATCTAATATAAAATGTGAACATTGTGATTTTACTCACAATATACATTTAACAGGAATAACTGATTTTTTCGTATAAGTCTATATCATGATACACTACTTGATCATTACAAAACAAATTTTGCATTAATGCAATATCATAAATATTCATTGACTGAGTTAGATAATATGATTCCGTATGAAAGAGATATATATGTATCACTATTATCTGAATATTTAAGAGAACAAGAAAGAATAAGATATAAGGCAAGAAATTCATAATGATAAATTTATCAAACAAAATAATTAAATTATCTGAAGCTATAGATTCTTTAAGAATATTCCCAAGAATATTCATATCTACATATATGATTTTATTATATAAATCAATCATATGGTTTATGTCTTTATCTGCACCAACACCAGAACAAACAGCATTAATATCAGTCATTACTGGTGTTGGTGCTGCTTGGTTTGGTCTATATATTGGATCTGGAAAAAAATAATAATAATAAAAGAGAATCGATATGTCTTCATTAGAATCAACCACCAATAATCTTAAATCATCAAATTTAAATGATGCCGTAAATAAAGAGAAAGATAAATTAGAATCAGAATCATCTAAAACATTATTAAATGAAATTGAGGGAGTATTAAAGTCTACCAATGTAAATGATACTAAATCATTAAAACATTTAGGTGATTCTCTAACTGATATATCTCAATATATACAATCTAATACAAAAATAAATGAATCTGAACGAAAAGCATTAGACCAAATAGTAAAAGAACAAAAACAAATAATCCAAAATGAAACTTCATTATCTACTAGATTGGGGAAGACTGTCCAAGAAAAAGGTCAATCTATAGCACAAAGAGGATTTGACTTCCAAGCATCAACACTTGGTGTAATGGCTGGTTCTCCAATGCTGGCAATGTTACTGGGTGGTGCTCAAAAACTAACAGAAAAATCTATTGGTGGTGTTTCTAATATAATAGAAAGACGTAAACAAGACAAAGCAGAACGTGATGAAAGAGCAATTAGATTAGGACAAGAAAATGATGTCACAGATAATGCACAAACACTTGTTCCCGTCAACAATGAAAGATCAAGTATATTAGGACAAGAAAATGATATCACAGATAATGCACGAACACTTGTTCCAATCAACAATGAAAGATCAAGTATAT